GCAAAGGACAAGGGAATCCTGAACACCCCTAGCCCCACCTGAGCCGCGAACCAGCGCGGTGTCGGCGAGGACAGCAGCAGCGGTAACATCGTTGGTGTTGGAGTGGTGCCCAGACGGAGTAGTGCCCCCGTGGTCAGCAGTCAAGACATAGATAGAGTGGGTATGTCCTGACGTGGCGAAGTAAGATGGAAGTTTCTTGAGTCTCATCTATAAAGACCCCCGCCGTATACAGCTTTATTATAACACATTTTCACTAGTTTGTCAAGTCCCTAATTGATTAGTGTTTGAACCACACAGCGATAAGCTGAGTCTGTTCCTGAGTAGGTGATTCGTACTAGTCCAATTTCTCCCTCAAACTCCACTACCTCAGCAGTCTTTAAGGTGAATTGGTCTTCATAACCAGTGCCAAATCTGGCCATTTCTATGAGTATGTTGCCTGTCCCATCGCAGGCAATGTAGCCCTTGACAGGGGGGTACTTGTGCAGAGTGGAGTCCGCGTTGATTGTTATAACGTGAGGACTATCACCTACAACAAAGCTTGTGTCTTCATCAACTACCCACGCCATTATCCACCAACCACCATACCATCTGCAGAAAGAGGACTCCAGCGAGCGTAGAAGTCTATATCACCAGCCGTTAGAGCAGCTGTAGCAATGGTGAGTATTACATCTTGGCCATTAGCCACAATCCATGTTCTGGGTATTGCAGCTGGGTCTAGTATCTCCTTCGTCAGAGTGGGAGTAGCGTCTATCCACACCTCATCAGCAAGCAAGTCTGTTCCAGTAGTTAGGGCTACAAATGCCGCTGTGTCACCAGAGACACCAAGTTGAATTGTAGCTGTTGCCCCAGTTAGGCTGACATTACAGATACCAAAGGTCTGGATTAATACATCTCCAGTGACGGTGAAAATAGTATATGCTCCAGTAGCACCAGTGTCATCTGTAAAGTTCCAGTTTCCACGGGCTACGTAAGTTGGGGCTCCTGGTGCTGAACGTTCTATCTTCATCGCTAGTTCCCGTAACTCACTTGAATTGTGCCACTAGTCGCACCCACACGGATGAATTGTGCTTGTGTAATCTGTTCAGCACTGTCGAGAGTGAGAACGTCCCCAGGCTCTAGCAAGTGCCCCACAGTAGCAGTGGGTGTAGTTCCGTCTAATGTGAACCTTATCTGTGCGGTCTCAACAGTAATTGTAGCAAAAGTGGCATTAAGTTTAGTAGCGTCCGTTAACTCCACTGCTGTTCCAGCAACAGTCACAGTTTCATACGCGTGGTAATCTCCTGGTGTCATTGAAAATCGAGCCATAATTTACCCTCTATTCGCTAGAATCTCTAGCAGTTTGCGACGCTCTTCACGGTCTTGCGCCTCGATGTCATCTCGCTGTGAGTCCTTCTCGCGCCTCAGCATATCCTTAATGATTGCAAACTCCGTGTTGTGCCTCTTCTCAGCGTGTCGGTCTCGCTGGTATTCCGACTGTAGACTACCTGCAGGACACACCGCAAAGCCATACTTGTCAAACTCAGCCCGACGGGGATGGTCAGCGTGTAGCCAACAGAGTTCCGTACCCTTCGGAGGTCGGAAACCAGGGTCACGAAGAGTGAATACTAGCTCCCCTGTGAACGGCCCATCGTTATACCGCTGCTTCAGTTTGGGTGACAAGTTGTTAATGTTGATAATACTGGGGTCACCCGTCTGACGATTGTACAGAGTTACATACCCCGCACTCTCAACAGACGCCACCACACTTGGGAAGGGAGTTTCCTCACTCTTTCCTGTGTCTACAATAGTTCCAGGCGGCATATCCCCTGGTTCCTGTGCCCTGTCCATGTCTCCCTGAAGGAAGGCAATGATTTCCTCGTTGTCGTCGGAGTCAGGTGCCATGTTCTGATTGTCCTTAGGCATAGTGCTTTTTCCCCTTTCTGTATGCCCTAATTCCCTCGTTCAAGTCGTTGTACCTTCGCCAGAACTTCTCGGAATCTGGCACTGGTATCGCCTCGTGCAAGTAACTTGGCTCGTTCAGTCGCAGGGTTTCAGCCATTTCCTTTAGCTCTCCCACTGTATGTACCCAAAAGCTGGGAATACGGAACTGAATAGCGTCGAAGTCTGAGGCCAAACCCAAGTCCTCTCGGTATTCAGCCAATTGGTCGTTACGATTTACTATGATGATTTGGTAGCGGCGCATTGTCTGCCCCACTCCCGTGATGGCATCCGACAGAGGAGAGAGGAGGTTAACTTCGGATAGACCGTATGCCAATTCGTCGGCGTACACTACGGTCGCTGGAAACGTAAGCCCTTCCACCGTTTTTCTCCCTTATCCTTTCATCTAAGTTTTGCCTAGTTTTGAGTAGTTTCTCTTCACGTTTGAGAATCTCGGCTAGGCGAGCCTCATCCTCCTCTGTCGCTACCTCGAAGAACACTATTCTTCCTTTTCTTTCTCTGGCTCGGACAACCTAAGAATTTCATTTTCCAATAGACGGATTTTGACCATAGCCTCACCATATAGTTGAAATAGAAACTCTATAGGTACGTTCATGATATTAACTAACCATCGTCTCAAGCTTGGCAATCTTCTCGTTCAGAGCCTTGATAGCCAAAACGGTGTACCCAAACGTGTTGATGGGGTTAAGAATCCGCCCCTTGTAATGTGTTGCCCACGGAGCTTCGTCAGCCATGATTCCCGTGTATGTAGTGGTTAGGTCGCCCGTAGAGATAACATGCTCATCACTCTCAGCCTTACTCTTGTACTGGAAGTCATACACAGGAGTTGCAATTATCTGAGAGAGCACTTCCTGTGCATCGGTTCGTTCCCCCTGAACATTCTTATATTCACGGAGGCAGGCGGCAGCGGCCCAATCACACTCGGCAGCAGCACCACCAGAGGTAAGCTGCTCCCCATCTGCACCAACACCATCTGCACCAGCAGTAATGGTTAGTTCAAATTTAACATCAGCCGAAAAGATAGCGGCAACTGCTACGTCCAAATCGTTTGCATCAAAGTCAAAAACCTCAGTGCCGTTGTAAACAGCCGCGAGGCGACCATTATGAATATCACGCAACCATCCCTTATGAACAGGACTTGTTGCCATTTCGTTTTCCTTTCCTAGCAGCTAAGGCTGCACTTGATAGGTGAGGGGTGATTTCACTAGGCTCACCCCTCGTAAGCCTTGCTATTCAATTGTTACGTAGTCCACTCACGGAAGCCCCGTGCCCAGAAGTAGTCACACTCCAGAAGAGGGTCACCTGTAGATTCCGCCAGGAGATACAGCACGGGGTAAACTAGCGCCGTCTGGTCGAAAGTACCTGCCCTAAGTTCGGCAACAGGGGTCAACCCAAGCTGGTTCCCCATCCCAGGCCCACCGAAGTAGCCAGAGCACTTACCGCTAGGAGCAATCTCGACCTTAGCGACGTACCACGAATCTGCAGTGATAGTGCAACCAGCGCGGATACCCAAGGCACCAAGCGTGGTCGAGCCCTCACGAGCAAAATCGAGGGCAGCGGTCGTGGCCTCTGCCCCGTCCAGTGAGTAGTGGAATCTGAAGTCATCCGTGGTGGCACCCGTGTCAGCGTAGAAACCAACCGCGTTACCAGCATCGTTTGAAGTCAGAGTCGAGCCACTCAGAGTGAACGGGTTAATGGGCTCGGCCAAGGCAACCGTCTCGGCCCAACCCACGAATACACGCAGGTCTGTCGCTGAGGCACCCTTGAACCGCGCACCCATACTAATAGTACCGTTGGTGGAGGGCTGCATCGGCGCACCGAACATAGCAATACCGTCACCGGCTCCGGCAGCGCCACTGAAGGAAGCAACACCACCGGACTCGTCTACTGTGTTGATGAAGTCAACAGCACCGCTCACGGCAACCAAAGAGATTTGGTTATACCGTGTGCCCGCTGTTGCGTCTGCAATTGAGGCGGTGGCATTATAACCACCAAAGTCCTCGAAAAATCCTATTCGGCCAAATTCGTCCTGAATGGCCATTATTTAGTTGTCCTTTCTACCTCGTCCTGAGGTGATTGGGTTACGACGTGGGTGCGGTAGCATCACTCATGATTTCGTACAGCCAGTTGCCAACTGAACGTTCGCCATAGGCGTACTCATCGTAGAGGATGACTTCGTCGGCACCACCGCCGAGCTTTTCGTTACGCAGGTTAACCATCCGAGGAGAGCGACCCTGCACGAGAATAATCGCTTCCTTGGCGAAGACACCACCCTTGACATCTGGAGTTGCGTCCGCTGCCAGAAGGTTGTCCTCGAAAATCTGAACACCGGAGATGGAACCTCTAAAGCCTTCCTTGAAGACACGGGCGGTTTCACCTTCGGGGATGTTGTATGTACCAACACCAGCCGTCACCACATCGAACAGGTCTTTAATCTGATAGGGGTGAAGGACAGCGTAGTGTGGGGGGTTGGAGGGTTCTGCTGTTCCGCCAAGGCGGGCACGGGAGGCCGCAGCCGCAATGTGGCCAGAAGTGAGAGTGTTACCAGTACCAGGGAGAGAGGTCGTAGCACCGTCGAGCATTGTGTGCCCGTCCTGTGCCTTCTTCCTCTCAACCGCGTTCTGAGCCAGCCCACCAATCTTCGCAAGAGCGTTCTTGGCGATGCGAGCCTTCACTCGGTCGGTAACGACTGTGTGAATTCCGATAACGGACGGGGTGACGGAGATGAGAGCGTCCGAAAGCTGCTGAGGGTTATCCAACTGTGTCGTTTCAGTGATATTCTGACTTGCCAGAGCAGCGAAACTAACCTCACGCCAGGACAACCCAGTCCCTTCTCCGAGAGTCTGGTTCTCTACGAGCCGCTGCACCGTGCCCTCGTACTCTCGCACGATACGGGCCGAGGCAACCATCGTAGGTAGACTATCGCCTAGAGAACCAGTATTGGTTTCTCCTGATGCCATTTCTATTTTCCTTTATTAAGTTTGTATCCCCCGCTTGGCAAGAATTTCCTTGAGGACTTTGGTTGGTGTGTTCGGGTTTTCGAGGAGTGCATCCTCGTCAGCCGTTGCCACATTACCTGTGGCTCCTGACACATTTTCGTCAGGCCCGCCCTCTTTGTCTCTGCGAGAGAGTCCATATTCTGTTAGTTTGGCATCCAATTCTGCAGCAAAAGCTTTTTGAGCCGTGGCGATGGACACCTCTATCGCCTGTGATTCCCGTGCCTTAGATAGACCAATCATGAAATCTACCACGTTGCCTTGCTTATCAATGACATCTTGGTAAACCTCATCAATCCTGTCTTGTCCTAACCCACGGAATTCAGGGTGTTCCTTTAGAATACCCTCTAGCGCACCTGAGAACTGCACTGCTGCATCCTGCATACTCCTTGTACTTTGGAGAGTCTGGGCAGTGCGCTTACCTAAACCCTCATAGTCCTCATCGTCAACTAAGGACAGCAACTCATCCTGTTCGCGCTGTGCTTTGGAAGCAGCAAGCCTTTGGCTCTGCTCCACTCGCATACGCTTCTCGATAGTCGCAGCCCTCTTGTCGGCCTCGGACTGAATTATTTTTGCGAGCCGTTCATCCTTAACCAAAGAAGCAATCTGCTCATCGGTCAATGTTACGGTCTTATCCGTCGCATCGGATGTAGTCTCGTCGGTTGTCTCTTTCGTCTGGTCGGTAGACTCCTCGGTGGAAGTCGTATCCTCGTCCAGCATGGAAACCTCCTGTCTTGAAACTAATCATTCTTACCTAATCTTCATTATAACACACTTAGGCAAGTTTGTCAAG